TCTAAGCGGGCGACCGTTTAGACATACCTTATCCAGTATCATATACTGACCTAGTTAGGTATGCGACTTTCATTCAGTCTTGGAGGTCTGCAACTGCAGATTCTCTTTAAACATAAACGAATGTGTTAGCTCATTAAGAAGTTAGCATTTCCATAGTTGTAGTCCAATACTATCTTAATTTAATTAAGATATTTATCGGATCATGAAGGTGTAGGGTCCTGCCTTCAGTTTCAGATAATTAAGTGTTGGCGCGTTATATAACTATGGGTTATCCAAAAGAATTACCCATTATTAATATAACCAATGATTAAAATGCAAATTTATACTTTAGTTAAAAGATTAACTAAGTATCTATTCAACATTAAAGATCATGGCCCACTTAAACAGTTTTTGAAACTAACCTTTTCTTTATTAAAGTCAAATGGTACATTATATACCATTAAATACTTTAAACAAGCAAGGTTGCATATTACTCGTTATATGGTTGGTAAACCATTATACAGTAATAATGCTAGAGTTTCATTAACTGCCGGTTTTCCAACCCGTCTTATCTTCCTTAAAGGTTTAATAGATTCAGGACGTTTATCAGAGATTAAATTTGTTTTAACTCTTTTAAACATTTCCAAATGTATTAAACCGAAGAAAGATGAACAACTGCCAATAAGTTATGATTCAATTACTGATCCATTTAGTGGTCCACGGGAATATACTATTCCTGTGTGATTCATTAAACGTTTCATTATTGATAATAACTTATACGCAGAGGTACCTAAGTATAGTCTAAAAGACTTTTACCTAAGTATGAAAAGTTCTCCGTCTGGACCTGCATTACTTAGTTGTTGAACAAGTATTGTTCACACTAATTATTACATGCTCCAGACCTTTCTTAACTTCTTTCACTTGAAATGACGATACTATGTAAAAACTATTTATCGAAACGTCTTATTAGACGATTTCTTTAATAAGTTTTACACGTTCGCTTTCAACAATTACGATAATTTGCCGAAAAAGGTTAATAAGGATAAAGATCCTTGTTACCATATTGGTAAATTAGCCGTGATTGAGGCTCCTGAGGGTAAGATGAGAGTTATAGCCACTTTGGACTATTTCTCACAAGTCTTACTAAAGCCTATCCATGATGAAATCTTTCGTAATCTACGAAAATTTCCTCAAGATAGAACTTTTACTCAGGATCCCTGAAATAATTGAGAGGAGAATGATTCTTCATTTTGATCTCTGGATTTGACAGCTGCAACGGATAGATTCCCAGTGAAACTTGAGGCTAAAGTTCTTAAATATTTATTTAGGAACGAAGACCTTTCGCGTAATTGGCTCTATCTCCTTATAGAACGTGATTATGCGTTACCTCATGATTTCCGTCAGAGTATTAGATACTCTGTTGGACAACCTATGGGTGCATACTCTTCTTGAGGAGCTTTCACATTATCGCACCACCTTGTTGTTGCATGGGCTGCTCACCTTTGTGGGGTAAGCAACTTTAGAAATTATATCCTTCTTGGTGATGACATCGTTATAAAACACGATGCTATCGCAAGAAAATATATTTCTATAATGCATAAACTAGGAGTATCTATTTCTGAGTCAAAAACACATGTATCTAAAAGTACATATGAATTTGCAAAGAGATGGATACGTGGAAAGGATGAACTAACTGGTCTACCTTTAAATGGTCTGTTAGACAATATTAATAATTACAAAGTTGTAATAAATACACTTTATGATTATTGTATTCGTCGTAACAATTTATGACTATATAAAGGTTCGCTTTGTGATTTGATTATTAACCTTTACTTCAAGATGAAGTTAACTAAGGTGGTTAAAGATACCTCTAAGTCTAAACGAAAGTTTAAACTTACGAAATATTATTTAACCCCTCGTTTTCTTCGTCGAAAAGTTAAAGTGTTTGTAACCATATTACATATAGCGTATGATCAATTAAGTTATGACCAATGAAGAAATTTCATTGGAAATTATTTAACTGAAAATGAGCAGTATGTAATTCCTAGAGATAATGGAGTAAGCCTTTCGGTTTTAATGAAAGGGATCCTTTCTAAAGGTATGGTAGGATTGGC